GACTACAGCCTTAGGAGATCCATTCAGCACCCCTTGGGCAAAAGTAGTTACGGGAGCAAGTAATACTTGGACAGAGGTAAATGCAGCGTAACTTAGAAGAATTTCAAATATCGAATGGGGTAGTCGATGATTTATTAGCTACGCTTGAAATATTTAAAGAAAAAAATCTCGCTGAAGCAGCAAAGTGTACTAAAAAAGGTTTTCAAACTATGAACATATTAAACTTTGAAACACCAAAAGAAATATCTCGTAGAATATTAAAAGAAATTAATAAAGACCTTATCTTATTTCACATGCATTTAATTCACTATTTTAGTGGAGGAGAACAAATCTCTCATGATCATAGTGCTACAGAGGATTATTCTTTTATTCTTTATTTGAATGATTCTGATGGAAATACCGTTTTTGAAAATATTGGTGAAATTACACCAAAAAAAGGTAAATTGGTTTTTTTTAAAAGTGATCTTTCTCATTTAGGAAAACCTAGTTTTGATCAAAAAAAGATAGCAGTAGGCGCATTAAAAGGTGTTGCTTGAGTAACAAAAAAAGATATATTTTAGGAAGGTAAAAACATGGCAAGCTCATTCTCAGATAGACTCAAACTCGAACTCATGGAAACAGGCGCAAACGCCAATACATGGGGCACAAGAACTAATAATAATTTAGACGTTTTAGATGCTTTTGGTGCAGGTTATATATCTAAATCTGTAGCGGGTTCAAGTAATATTACTTTAACAACAGGTAATGCAGACGCAACAGCAGAATCAGCAAATAAAGTTATTGAGTTAACTGGTGCTTTAACTGGAGATATAGTTGTTTTTGTTCCTGCTGTTGAAAGTGAATATGTTTTCTTTAATAATACAACAGGTTCACAAACTCTAACTATAGCAGCGACCGGGCATACAGCAAATGGTATTGCAATCGCTCAAGGTGCCTACTCACATGTTTATAATGACGGTTCTGCTAATTTTAAAATGTATAATGCTGTTGACAAATTAGGAGCAACAACTTTTAAAGATACTGTCACTGCGGGTTCTTCAGGACAAATTATTCTTAGAACAAATGGTGCTGTTACTGCTACAACATTTACAGGTGACGGTTCAAATTTAAGTGGAGTTGAACCTTTTCCTTCTGGAACAAAACAAGTTTTCTATCAAGCATCTGCTCCAACAGGTTGGACACAAGACACTGCTTCTGCATTATCAGAAGCTGTTATGTCAGTCGTCACTGGTTCAGGTGGAGGCACTGGTGGTTCTACTGCTTACTTCTCTTCTTTCTTAGCTACAACTAATAAATCTGGAACAGATACAGCAACTGTTTCAGGATCAGTTAGTGGTACTGTTGGTCCAACAACTTTATCTACTCCAACAATAGCTACTCATACACATAGTATTTACGCATATAATCCTGGTCCTAATAATAATCCAAACCTTGGAAGAAATGTACTACAATATCTTACAGGTCGACCTCAATCAAATCTTGTGGAGGTTCCTAATGTAGTTTATAATCAAGGTGGTGGTGGTGGTCACTCTCACCCTTTTAATGGATCTTTATCAAGTGCAACTGCTGATGTCTCAGTAACTGTACCTGCTGCAAACGTTAAATATGCAAACGTAATTATAGCCGCCAAAGATTAATGCCCATATTCGACCCTGACGGTAAATGTCCGTTACTCAACAAAAAATGTATTAAACATCAATGTGTTTGGTATAACATGCTTCAAGGCAAACACCCTCAAACAGGTTTGGATGTGCAAGAGTGGGGATGTTCTATAGCTTGGCTTCCTTTACTTCTTGTAGAAAATTCAGCAAAAACGGCTGGAGTTCAAGCAGCAACTGAGTCTTTTAGAAATGAAATGGTAAAAGGTCAAAATGTCATGAATAATATTTTAGCTGCTCAACCTCAAACAAGAAAAGAAATTAAAACTATAAGTAGTTTATTTGGCAAAATAGGTGATCATCAAAAAGCAATAGAAGAAAATAATCCAGAGGGTCAAGATGAAAGCATTAGACAATTAAGTAATAATAAGATAAAAGTAAAGAAGGAAAAAAAGGTAAAAAAAGATGGCAACAACCGTAAACAACACAACCGTAAATAGTAGAATTACTATAATTTTTGACTCTGCGGGAGCATTAGATGGTGATGGGCCCGCTAAAGGCACAGGTAATACTGAATCCGATGTTTATCTGGATAATACAGTACACCTAAATGTAAGATCTCATACTGAAATAGATTCTGGTATTCATGCTTTACAGTGGGATGCTACAACAAACACAGGTGAAATTGAGTATACAAATAATAATGACAATCTTGCAATATCCTCCTTTCCTCAGTGGGCAACAAATGTTGTTATAAGATGTGAAGCAAATAATACTTATACAACAACATACGATGGTCATGCTGATGCTGGTGCAGCTGATGATTCAGCAGCGGTAACAGCAGCAACTACAGCTAGGAATAACTACCTATCTGCACATAGCATAACTTACTAAGTTTTCTGTGTAAAAATTATGAAAGAATACATTCTAGAAGTAAGAAAAATAATACCTCAAAAACTTTGTAAAAAAATAATTCATTATTTTGATAATGATTATGGTGAAGCAGGAACTGTTGGAAGTGGTGTTAATAAAGATATAAGAAATTGTTTAACTCGATCTATATTGGAAACAAAATCTTTTGGTGAAAAGATTTGTTCAAACTTAGCTAAAGAAAAAATATTTGAGTGTGTAAGTCATTATAAAGATAAACATAGCGTTGAAATCAAAAAAATATCACAACTAGATATTTTACGATATGACACAAATAAATACAAAGCAGGATATAATTTTCATAATGATTTTGGACACGAGGTTAATGATAGACATTTGTCTATTTCTGTTTGTTTAAACAATGAGTATGAAGGAGGAGAATTTGTTTTTGATTTACCTTCTGGACATTATGTTATTCCTCAAAATGTTGGTGACGCAGTTGTTTTTCCATCCAATTTTATGTTTCCTCATCAAGTAAATAAAATAACAAAAGGCACGCGGTACGCTTTGATAGGATGGGTTATATAATGCAACCAATATTTATTAAAGAATTTTTACCAAAACAAATTTTAAATTTAACTTATACCTATTCAATATTAAAATTTTCTAATCAAAAAAAGTTTGATGCAGACCCACAAACTAATTCTTTAATTAGTGAACATGGTGATTATTTAATGGAAACTTTAATGGATATGAGCACTCCTATTATAGAACAAAATGTTGGAAAAAAATTATGGCCAACATACTCTTTCTTTAGGATTTATGACAAAGGCTCAGATTTAAAAATACATAAAGATAGGGCATCTTGTGAGTATACGGTGGCTTTATGTTTAGGAGCGCATCCTACTGATCAGCCCTATGAAATATTTGTTGGAGAGGAAGATGAAACCTCCGATTACAAATATTACAATGATCAAGAAGAATATAAAAGATATAAAATTGAACATAAGTTTCCCATGTTGCCTAATAATGCAGTGATATTTAAAGGAATGGATAAAATTCATTGGAGAGAAATATGTTCTCACGATCATTTTATAACAGTATTTTTACACTATGTTGATCAAGACGGACCATACAAAGAAAATAAATTTGATAAGAGAGAGATGTTAGGCGCAAAAAAAGACTCTTAATGTATAATCAAGATTTATATGTTCTAGACGGGGGTATTGGAAAAAATATATGTTTTACAAATTGTTTGGCTAAGTTAGGTAAAGTAAACGTAATGTCAACGTGGCCAAAAGTTTTTACTAATAATCCAAATGTAAATTTTAGTTATGATTCTCAACTTAATCCTCTTTTAGACAAAACAACTTTTTTTAACAAGTTCGAGAATATTTACATGATTCAAGGATATGATCCTTACTTTCATAGAAACAAAATACATTTGATTAACAATTTTAGAAGAATCTTAAATCAAGATACAAATGAAATTCTATACAATGAGATTTTTTATTCAGAAGAAGAAGAGGAAGAAATACAACCTCTTCTGGAAAAGCTAGAAAGTTTTATTTTAGTACAATTTATTGGAAGTGATGAGGGCTCTAAAGAAACAGATTTTTTTGGATCAAGAGCATTAACTAGACAGGAAGCTCAAGAAATTATTAACGTAATAAATTTTGATTTAAAACTTAACGTAGTTAATGTGTTTTCCTTAAAAAATCATTTTAATAATACTGCTCAACTAGACATTCAATTAGATTACAGAAACTACGCTCATTTAATAAAATATGCGAAATCATTTGTAGCAATTGATAGTTCTTTAAACCACATGTCAGCAAACAGATTTTGTAATACAAAAGGAGTTGTATTGTGGAATGATGAAAATGTACACGAGCGTTTTTGTTATGATAAAAATATTAATCTTTTTAGTAATACACCTGGTGTTATGAGATTTGATAAAAACATTATTTTAGATAGTTTACACAAAAACATAAAGGAGAGTAAATGATTAAAAGAGAAGAAATAAAGGATCAAAATTTTAGAGTATTTTTAGGAATGCCTATGTATGGCGGGATGTTAACAGAGAGCACTTTACATGGATTGCTAGAATTACAATCGTGGACAGTTGCAAATAATGTACATTTAAGGATACAAACTATGGGCAACGAGAGTCTAATTACACGAGCAAGAAATACCATGGTGTCTATGATGTTTGATCAACAAGATTTTGTAGCAACTCATTTATTGTTCATAGACGCTGATATTGGTTTTACGTGGCAAAATATTGAAAGACTTCTTTGCGCAGATAAAGACATAGCTTGTGGTATCTATCCAAGAAAACATCTTCATATTGAAAAAATTAAAAAAATATTAGAAGAAAACCCTGAAGCACAGCCTGATGAAATAGAAGCAAGAGCCTTAGGCTACAATATTAATTTTGATGATCCTTTAAACTTAAAAGGTCAAGGAGGATTTTTTCCTGTGCAAGAAGCAGCGACTGGAATGATGCTTGTAAAAAGAGAAGTGTTTAGAACTATGATGAAAAAGTTTCCTGAACGTAAATATGAATCTGATCAAATAGTCAATGGTGGATCTTATAAGTCCGATAACTGTTATGATTTATTTGCAGTAGGTCCTTACGAAACAAAGACTAAAGAAGGAGCAGTGCAGAAAAGATATTTATCGGAAGACTATTATTTTTCTCGTTTATGGCAAGAGTGCGGTGGAGAGATTTGGGCTGACTTAGCTATGCCTTTAACTCACTTTGGTAATAGAGCCTTTAAAGGTCATGTTGGGTCTTTAGTTGCTAAAAAAAATGACTGATAGTCTACAAAAAATTGTTATCGATAATAATGAGTTTATTAGAAAATTTAACATTTTAAATAATGAAGACAGATTATTAATAAAAAAAGATATTGATTGGGAACTTACTAATAGACCTGATTCTGTTTCTTTAACTAGCCCTCATCAAACTTCTCCTAATATTTTTAATCAATATAAGAATACAAACCATTGGCAAAATTTACACAAAGCTTTTTCTGAGATTTCAGGTGATTCAGTTCCAGATTATACATGGGCAAATTTATCAAATGAGGAAAACCGTTATGGTTGGCATGATCACAAAAAAGTTAAATTAACCTGTGTATATTATTTGATTAGTCCCTATCCAGAATTTGGTACAAAGCTACAAAATGGTGTAGTTTTAGAGGCTTTAGAAAATTCAATACTATTTTTTAATGGATCAATTACTCATTCTGTAACTAATATGCCTCCAATACTAGGTAAATTTAATCACAGATATTCAATTGTATTTGACTATAAATAACAAAAAAATAGCTAATAATTTTAAAATTATATAGTATATTGACGTCATGCCATTAGTAAATTTTAGACCAGCTCCCGGTATTAATAAAGAAGTTACTGATTATACAGGACAAGGTAAGTGGACTGATGGTGATATGGTACGATTCTTTCAGGGATCTGCTCAGAAAATAAAAGGATGGGAGAGGTTTCTCTCTACAACATTAGTAGGTGTGGTTAGAGATCAACACGCTTGGGTTGCTCTTGACGGTACAAGGTACAACGCTTTTGGCACTGATAGAAAACTCTATATTTATGAAGAAGGACTAGCTTATGACATTACTCCTATTAGAGAAACACAAGCTTTAACCAATCCTTTTACAACAAACGCGACAACTTCAGTAGTAGTAACTGATACTGGACATGGAGCAGTAAAAGGTGATTTTGTTACTTTTGATTCTTTTTCTGCAATTGATGGTTTAGATATGAATAAAGAATTTGAAGTTACCTCTGTTGCAAACAACAATGCTTATATCGTCACAACTACCTCTGCTGCATCAGGCTCTACATCCAGTGGTGGTGGTTCTGGTAATGCTAAATATCAAATATCAATAGGTCCAGAGATATCTACTTCAGCTTTTGGTTGGGGTACAGATACATGGGGTTCAAGCACCTGGGGCACACCCTCTGCAACATCTAATGTAACCTTAGAAGCTAGACAATGGTCGTTAGATAACTTTGGTCAATTATTAATTGCAACAGTATTAAACGGAGGAGCCTTTGAATGGAGTCCTAGCTCAGGCGTATCTACAAGAGCCACAGCTATTACTGGTGCTCCAACTGCATCTAGATTAAGTTTGGTTTCTACTCCTGACAGGCATTTATTGTTTTTTGGCACAGAAAATACGATAGGCACAACCGGTTCGCAAGATGATTTATTATTAAGATTTTCAAATCAAGAGGATAGAAACACTTATCAGCCAACAGCAGAAAACACTGCAGGATCTTTACGTATTGCTGACGGATCACGGATCGTGGCTGCAGAAAGATCAAGAGGTCAAATATTAGTATGGACAGACACTTCTCTACATTCTTTACAATTTATTGGTCCACCATTTACATTTGGATTAAGACAATTAGGTCAAAACTGTGGTATCATAGGTAGTCATGCAGGTGTAGATATTAATGGTATCAGTTATTGGATGTCACAAGACTCTTTCTTTTTATTTGATGGTTCCGTAAAAAAGTTGCCATGCACTGTAGAGCAATTTATTTTTAATAACATTAATGTAACAGGTTCTGAGAATGCTTTTGCAGGACATAATGGAGAGTTTAATGAGATTATGTGGTTTTATCCTAGAACAGGATCTGATCAAATCAATGCTATAGTCGCTTATAATTATTTAGAACAAACATGGTGGACTGGAACTTTATCAAGAACATCATGGATTGATAGAGAGGTTTATGACAATCCTGTAGCAACGGAATACAGCACTACAGCAATAGCCAACAATGAAGTTATTAGTGGTCTTAGCAATGGTGCTTCATCTGTCTTTTTACATGAAACAGGGAACAATGGTGATGGTGCAGCCATAACAGCGTTTGTTAAATCAGGTGTTGTACAAATAGGAGAAGGTAACGATTTTGCTTTTGTATCAAAATTAATTCCTGATATTGAAGATCAAGAGGGAACACTTAATGCTAAATTAGAATTTAAAAATTATCCTAATAATAGTGTAAGTGTAATAAAAACAGTGGCTTTCGAGGACAATACTGACTTTGTAAGTCTGCGTGGTAGGGGTAGAGAATTCACAGTTAATGTTGTTTCTAATACAACAGGCACTGCTTGGAGACTAGGTACACAACGTTTTGATATACAACCTGATGGTAGAAGATAATGGATAATTTTATTTTCAAGAGCAAGATTGAAAATCACATTGAAATAAAAAAAACTCTTTTAGACCAAATTAATTTAATTCCTAATAATCCAATGCATCATAAACAAATCAAAATTTATCACACTGATTGGAATTTACCTGTTGATATGCATAGAGAATATAGATTTATTTTTTTCGAAGCTGTAAAAAAACATTTAGAAAATATGGCATCACAGTTAGGTGCTCCTAATGTTGAAATTAAAAATTTTTGGTTCCAACAATATATTGAGAATGGCACACACGGTTGGCACACACATGCAGGATGTAATTTTTCTAACGTATATTTTTTAGAATGTTCAGAAGGAACCTCAACTCAATTTAAAAATTTTGAAGTTAGTTGTAAAGAGGGGGACATATTAAGTTTTCCTGCTTTCTTGCCTCATAAATCACCTACGATACAACAGGGAGATAGAAAAACAATAATTGCTTTTAACTCAGATATTACTTTTCCTGAATAGAATATAGTTTAATATAAAAACATGGCAAAATTAATACTACAAAGATTTCCTGATCCAAGACCTGAGTATGATGCCCAACAGTCTGCTGAACTTATTAGACAATTAGAAGAATTAATTCAACAGTTAAATACTCAATATACACAAGACACACAAGAGGAGGCCACAAGAAGAACGTGGTTTTTAAATGGCTGACGTTTTTAAAAGATTTATAGCAAATGTTACAACCACAGATTTAACGACTGTATTTACAGTGCCAACGGCCAATGTAGCCGCAACTCCTCCAGTCCCTGTTTCTACTTTTATTGTTAAAACAATTAATACTCATAATTATGATGGTTCCAATGCAGTTACTGTAAATGTAGACCATAATAATGGTAGTGCAGACTTTCAAGTATTTCAAGTTGATGTCTCTGCAAGTGATACAAATACAATATCTACTAGTATGGTATATGCTGAGGGTGACTCCTTAAAAGTTCAGGCTAATGCTGCTTCTAGAGCAATGATCGAAGTATCTGTTTTAGAGATAAAACAACAACAATAAATGATTCTAATTGAAGAGGATTTTTTAAATAAAGAAGTTTGTCAATATCTTACAAAACTATCAATAACAAAAGAAGAAGAAGCAGCTCCTTTTCGAGACATTAATATCCTTTTACTTCAAGAATATGATTTACCTTTTACAAAAAAAATAGTTTCTTATACAACTAATTTTTTAGGTAAAAGAGGTGTAACTGCCTTTCCAGAAAGGATTGAAATTACTATTTGGAAAGAAAATTCTAAACAAAATATGCATTTTGATGAGGCTAGAGAGTCAACTAATTTAACATCCATTACATATTTAAATGAGGGATATTTAGGTGGAGAAACAGTATTTGATAATGGTGTCATAATAAAGCCTAAAATAGGAAAAACTGTTTTTTTTGATGGAAAAAAATACCTACATGGAGTTAATCCTGTCACAAAAGGAAAAAGGTTCGTGTTAGCTACTTGGTATACATCCGATTTGGACTCAATAATTTAGCAACAACAATCCTATTGATTTTCTAAGGTTATCCTATAAAACTATACTATGGCAAAGATTGTAGATGAACCAGTTCTTCTACGCTATGACACGATTGACGGTAAACAAGTGCCTGTCTATAGCGCAAAAGTAGAAACAACTGTAACAAACACAAAAACAGGACAAGAATATAGCAGTCACGAAGAAGTGGATGCTGACATAGCCAACCCTGCAACTGAGACTACTGAAGCGGATATCCGCAGAGATGTGCATGTTATTGCACCAAATTTATTTAGTGGAGCAGCTACCGGGGATGACTAATGTTAAAAAATATATTTAAATCTGCAAAAAAACTTTTAAAAAATCCTTTAGTACAATTAGGTATAGGCGCTTTATTACCTGGGTCTAGTTTCGTTGCTGGTATGGCACCTGGTCTTGCTAAGACTGTGCTAAGCAACCCTGCTTTGTTACAAGGTGGCATAGGTTTATTATCTGGAGATAAACCAGAAAACGTTGTACGTAACATAGGTATACAAGCGTTACTTGGTGGATTTCAAGGAATGGGTGAAGGCGGTCCTGGTTTTGTTGAAGGAGCAAAATCTAAATTTAGATCTCAAACTGGTAACGTAGGAAAGTCTTTATCTGAGGGTAATCCATATGAAATGTTTGGCGGAGCAGGAGGAGCTGGTTCTGGTGGATTAGAAAATTTAATTACTGGAGCACCCGGAAAAATTTTAGATTTTATAATAGAAAATCCTGTTAAAGCAGCAGAGCTTGGTTTACTAGCTAGTGCTTTTATTCAAGGTCAAGATGATCCAAGATTAAAAGATGTAGATCCAAAAGCGATTGAGGGTTTAGATTTTGGTAATTTTCAAAAAGGTATGGACGAGGCTAGATTTCAAGCAAGGGGTGGTATAGCTGGTTATGGAGCTGGTGGAGAGAAGATGACTAGCATTGGTATAAATGGTAATACTGGAGA